TCATTCTGTTCAATATGACCCGCAACTTTTGGACCACCGGAAAGCTGTTCTTTCAGGCGGTATCCGACCGGGTGCTTCACGATGATATTCGAAATAAGCTGCTGAATATCTACGGTATCAGCGGGGTTCATCACCAGTATCTCTGATGCTCTCGACAGATAGAACCACGTGCGAGAACACACATTGTAGTTAATGTCCGCTTTGACGCCATCAAGAACATCATGGCTCAAGTATTGGAATAGTGCGTATTGACCCGCACCTCTACCTATTTTTTAAAAATTTTTCTCAAAAAACTTTGTACACGATCTCTAAGGTTGTTTCCTTATCAACAGCTCAATCTGTTTTGTTGGAGAACGACACAATGACAACCTTAAATACCTACGAATTAGTCCCCATTGAATCATTAAAGCCCTATTCTGGAAACCCCCGTCGACATTCGCCAAAACAAGTTAGGCAAGTGGCCAAGAGTATTGAGAACTTTGGCTGGATCAACCCTATTCTGGTGGATGAAGACAACCAGGTTCTGGCGGGGCACGGGCGTCTGCTGGCTGCTCAACACCTCGGTTTACCCAAAGTCCCGATCATACAGGTCACACACCTTTCAATGGCGGAGAAACACGCCTATCGCCTGGCTGATAATAAGTTAGCTGAGAATGCGACCTGGGACGAAGGTCTGGTCCGGGTAGAACTTGAGATACTCATGGATTCAGAGATTGATTTTGATATGGACCTAACCGGATTCAATACACCTGAGATCGATATGTACCTGACAACCAGTGAAGTAACAGATGATGAAGGGAGTGATAGCGAGCTACTTCCAAATCCCCCCTCGCCAGATCAGACGGTTTCCAGAAACGGAGATGTTTGGCTGCTCGGTGAGCACCGCCTGACCTGTGGGGACTGCCGAGATCCGGCCATTCTATCTGCATTAATGCAGGACCAACTGGCTGAGATGGCCATAACGGACCCACCCTATAACGTCCCCATTAAGGGCCATGTCTCTGGTCTGGGAGTTCATCAACACTCAGAGTTTGCCATGGCCAGCAGTGAGATGAGCGCAGAAGACTTCACCGAGTTCCTGAGAGAAGCGCTCAGTCATATGGCGTCAGTGTCCAATGATGGATCCCTGCATTACGTGTTTATGGATTGGCGACATATTGAGGAATTAACAGCGGCAGGGAGTGCCGTTTACGACTCACTCAAACATTTGTGCGTTTGGGTGAAGAGCAATGGTGGAATGGGGTCATTCTACCGTTCTCAACATGAACTGGTGTTTGTCTTTAAGTGCGGCAAAGGGGCACATATCAACAACATAGACCTTGGCCGTTATGGCCGCTATCGCACCAACGTATGGGCCTATACCGGTTGTAACGCGTTCGGACCAGATCGAGACAAAGCCTTGGCAATGCACCCAACCGTTAAGCCAACTCCCATGATTGCCGATGCCATTCTGGATGCGTCACGGCCCAGCGGTATCGTTCTGGATGTCTTTATCGGTTCTGGTACCACCTTGATCGCCGCTGAACAAACCAGGCGCCGATGCTTTGGGATTGAAATCGATCCTCGTTATGTGGATGTTGCTATACAACGTTGGCAAAACCTCACCCTACAGCCTGCTGTTCATGAAAGTTCAGGACTCACGTTTGAAGAGCGCACAGCGCTATTAAGCAACAACACCCTGGAGGCAAACCATGAGCAATAAAGATTATGAAGTGGGCTATGGCAAGCCGCCAAACAAGTATCAGTTCAAACTAGGGAAATCCGGCAACCCTAAGGGCCGACCCAAAGAAAGCAAGAATCTCTCCACCGACATCTCAGAAGAAATGTCTGAAATGATACAGCTATCCGAGTCAGGTAAAACCAAGTCCACCAGCAAACAACGCGCCATGATCAAGGCACTGTGCTCAAGGGCACTCAAAGGCAATGTTCCGGCAATTACCACGCTGCTGAAATTGATTACACAAGCAGAATCTGTCCGAGACGGCCAGACCGACATGGACCACCTCAATCAAGAAGACAAAGCCATTCTAGCGCGGTACATCGCTCGTCTTTCCAGTCCGTCTTTAACCTCAAAAGGGGATAAATAATGAGTGAGGAAGATGTATTAAATGCCATGTTGCGCTCTGACTTCTCCGCTTTTGTAGAGAAAGTGTTTAATGCACTACATTCAGGGACAGAATTTGTCGATAACTGGCATATTCACGCAATCACTCATGCCTTAAATGGATGTATAGACGGCACAACGACACGCCAAATCATCACAATACCTCCGCGTAGTCTGAAATCAATTTGTGCATCCGTGGCATTTCCCGCCTGGGTATTGGGACATGATCCCAGCAAAGAAATCATCTGTATCAGCCACTCCCAAGATCTGTCAGAAAAGCTGGCAATGGATTGCCGGCAAGTCATGGAAATGGCGTGGTATAAAGCCCTGTTCCCCAAAACACGCGTAAGCCCACTTAAAAATAGCGCTGCAGAATATGTCACTACAGAACATGGCCGCCGGTTTGCAACGTCCGTTGGTGGGTCACTAACTGGACGCGGTGGAGATATCATTATCGTAGATGATTTCCATAAAGCTGATGAGCCACTATCAGAGGCAAAACGCACCAGTTCGATCAACTGGTATAGCAATACCGTCCCCTCTCGACTCAATAATAAAGAAACGGGGGCCATTATCATTGTGCAGCAACGCCTTCACGAAGGAGACCTGGTTGGTGAGCTGACGGCACAAAGCCATTGGCAACACCTTTGCTTGCCTGCGATTGCGGAGCAGACCGAACTTATTCCTGTCGGCCCAAATAAAACCCACACACGCATGCCCGGTGAGACACTTCACCCTATTCGCGAATCAAAAAAGACGCTGGACGAGCTGGCCTCTCAGCTGGGCAGCATTACTTTTGCGGCGCAATACCAACAAACGCCAGTGGCATTAGAAGGTAATATTTTCAAAGAAAAGTGGATCACTCGCTATCAAGGAAAGCTGACGAAGTACCCTCGAGACTCGATTGTACAAACCTGGGACACAGCAAGCACAACCGGGCAAGCATCAGATTACTCGGTCTGTATGACCTGGCTAGTCAACAGAAAAGGAGCCTATCTGCACCACGTCTTCCGGGGCAAGTTGGAATACCCGGAACTGTTACAAAAAGTCTATGAACTGGACGGACAATGGGGGCCTGACTTAATTATCATTGAGCAAAGCCCTTGTAGCACTGCGCTTATCCAAACGGTACAAAAAAAAGAGCCTTTTAAGTATAAATACCATCTACCTAAAGGCGACAAAACTTCCCGTTTAATTCAAGAGGTACCTGTTTTGGAGGCAAGACTTGTTCATATCCGGGATGACAAGCCCTGGTTTGCCCCGTTACTTCACGAGCTGAAAGCCTTTCCTTCCGGCAAACATGATGACCAAATGGATGCGCTCACCCTGTTTCTCTATTGGTACAGAGAACTCTATTTACACCAGGTGATACCAGTACCAGAACAAGATGATCCCGCTGACGGTTCGTGCCCACCGCAATCTTCACTTCCGCCACCAGAAAGCACCTTAAACGTGAATGTCACCGTTTTGGATTCTGGGCCAGATCTGGATTTAAGCTCCCTGTACTGATAAACAAAAACCAGCATGATCACATGCCATCTTGCCGCAACGACAAATACGTTAACCTCTTTAACCCACACCACTATCAAGATGGCCGGCGAAGTGGCAACTCAGATACGGAGACGCATAGACTGGCCCAACCATATAACAGTGTCCAAGAGTACTTCCATGGACACTGTTCACATTCGACTGAATGGCTCTCCTCATGGCTCCATGGAGTCATGACAAGCCCAAACCATACAGTCTTACCGAGTTTACAAACTCTAGGCGAGCTGCCAACAACAGAGCTCCGCAAACTCTATGAACAGCAGTTTGACCATGCCCCTCCAAAAAACGCCAGCGCCGGCTTCTTGCGTTATAACCTGGCTTGGGTAAAACAAGCCATCGAGCAAGGCCATGATCCCATGGCGCTGCGAAAGATATTAATCGATCAACTACAAACCTGTCTGGGGGTGAACGCCCGCAAACCCCAACTCTCCCCGGGCACACGAATAATCCGGGAATGGCAAGGCCTCGTGTATGAAGTCATGGTTACCGATGGAGGCTATGTTTGGGAGGGCCAAACCTATAAAAGCCTATCCCCTATTGCCACCACCATCACAGGCACACGCTGGTCTGGCCCTAAATTCTTTGGCATCAAGGGGCAAGCCAGTATTTCTTACACGACATCTGGAGACATTCTATGAATCGGTCTTCAATTCAACACAAACGCTGCGCCATCTATACCCGAAAATCTTCAGAAGAAGGCCTGGAACAATCCTTTAATTCCCTGCATGCCCAGCGAGAAGCATGCGAGGCTTATATTCGTAGCCAAGCCGCTGAAGGCTGGGTATTAATGGATACCGTCTATGATGATGGCGGTTTCTCCGGCGGCACAATAGATCGTCCTGCCCTGAAACAGCTACTGAGGGACATTGATAACGGCCTAGTGGATTTAGTGATGGTCTACAAAGTGGATCGACTCAGTCGCTCGCTGGCAGATTTTGTTCGTTTGATAGAACAGTTTGATCAACAGAATATTTCGTTTGTCTCGGTCACCCAGCAGTTTAATACTGCCTCTTCAATGGGCCGACTCACCCTGAATGTTTTACTGTCCTTTGCCCAGTTTGAAAGAGAGGTCACGAGTGAACGTATCAGGGATAAGATCGCTGCTTCCAAAAAGAAAGGGCTATGGATGGGAGGGGCTGTCCCACTGGGCTACGATGTAGTAAATAAACAATTAGTCGTTAACGACTTGGAAGCACAGCAAGTCAGGCAACTGTTTGAACAATACTTAGGCTTTGGCTCAGTGAAGAAACTAAAATCCTGGGCAGATCATCAGGGTATGCTAAGCAAGCGCCGGACGACCCAAAAGCAGCGCCAAATGGGGGGATGTGCTTTATCTCGAGGGGCGCTCTACACCATTTTGAAAAACCCTACCTATATCGGCAAGGTTGCTCACCAAAATGAACTCTTTGATGGGCAGCATCAAGGGATAATGGAAACCGTGCTCTGGCAGGAGGTGCAAGCAAAGCTCAGTCAAAACCGACAACAACAGCAATTAAAAACTCACTGCCAATCTCCCAGCCTGCTCGCTGGAATTCTGTTTGATGATCTAGGCAACCCGATGAGCCCATCTCATTCTAAAAAGGGAAAGAAACGCTATCGTTACTATGTCAGCCAGGCACTACTTCAGTTTAGAGAACAAGATGCAGGCAGCGTCACACGACTTGGTGGCAAAGATATCGTGATTACCCAACTGAAGGCTTTATTAAGTAATCCAAATCAACTATTGAACGGTGTCAATAATGGCACTTTATCGGCGACTGACCATCAGGCATTAACCAAGAATGCCGGAGCTATCGCCAAAAAATGGGATCATCAGAGCACAGAGAAACAGATTACCTACCTGAAAAACTTCATCCAGCGGATCACCGTCAGCCGGCATCAAGTCGTCATCAATCTGAGTGGAGCAGAAATCTTAACCCATTGCCTGGGAAGAAACTTATTGGGTCAACATCAATCAAATGCCTCTAACCCTATAAAGCTTACAATCCCTGTTCACCTAAAACGCTGCGGTATCGAAACCAGGCTGATAATGGTTAACGGACCAGCGCCAAAAACACACTCATCTTCAGTAAAAGCGTTACAAACAGCGCTGCTCAAAGCCTTAACCTGGAATCAGGAACTCATCACAGGGAAAGCCCTATCAGCCTCTGAAATTGCTAAGCGGGAAAAAGTTACAAGTCGCTATGTTACGCATATACTCAAGTTGGCTTTTCTATCGCCGGCGATTATAAAATCAATTATTCAAGGCTCACTGCCCGCCTCTTTCAACATGGAAGTATTTAAAAAAATGGATCTCAAATATTTCTGGGACGATCAAGAAGATAAGCTGTTAGTTTGGTAATGACCGTTACCCGCCAATAGCCGTCATATAAATGAGACTGACAGTGACGACTTAGATACCGTTACACAACTCTTATATAAAAACCTCTCTTTAGTCCCGTTGGTTCTTTCAACCCAAAAACACTTGGTTACATTGACTTGCCCCGCCCACAAAAAACATTAATCCCAGAACCAATTTTTTCGTGTGCCTCGGAGTGTTTTTCTGAAGTATGAGCCAAAGAACAAATACCCGCTTTGGGTCCGCTGCAGACAATATCGTTTTGACTAAAGGCAAGGCAAAAGCGAAGCGAAATTTTCCACTTTGAGAAAACACAGGTATTTTGGGTGATCAGTGGTCTCTATGGTAGTGTTTGAGACAAATTTTAGGGGGGTATAGTGTGCTATCTAACTAATTCTTAAAGAGTTCTGCCGAGTCTCTACAAGACTGTAGAAACTCGGCAGACTGTATGGCGGTGAGAGAGGGATTCGAACCCTCGATACGCTATTAACGTATACACGCTTTCCAGGCGTGCTCCTTCAACCACTCGGACACCTCACCAAATTTTGTCATCTAAGCTTTAACAAGCCTAACTTA